AAGGGAAATCGGGGGCCAACGTAATCCCTATCGGCTGGTTTTCCGGAATCATAAATCGTTTGGTCGGAAGTCGCTACGCGGCAGGGGCCGGGCTTGCCTTGAATCAAACGTTTGGAACACCGTCTACTGTGGCCGTGCCATTGATAAGGGCGGCGGTTGGCGAAAGACTGAATGAGTCTTCCAGAAAAACAAGATTCCCTGTTCTGAAATATGAAAACCCTTAAACTCTCAATCCTTGCAGTCTTGTCCTGCGCAACGTCCGCATGGTGCGCCACGAGCATTACCAGTCCCATAAACTTTGGGAAAGGGGTAGACCATGCAAAAGCCTGCACCGAGGTCGCCGACAATGCCGCGTGCGACTCTCAAAACATGGTTGGGAACATCTTCGGTTCTGCGTCCAAGCGGAACGGGTCAGTCAGATATATTGGCCAAGCGATATCAACGCACCCCATAAACTCAATTTACCGAGCATCTTTAGATCAGGGGACAACGACGAAGAAAGTTCTCCTTGTCACAACTATGGACAGAATTTATATCTCAACGTCAGACTCGGCACCCGTATGGCGTCTGTTAAAAAAAGGTCTTGCAACGGCAGACCAGCATTTCAGTTTTGCAAATTCAAACGGAAAAATAGTAATGACAGGCGACGCGCTTACCGATGAACCGTTCGTCTACGATATAGCAAAGGACTCTTTTACTGGACTTTTCGACGTTCAGTTAGGGACAAGTCAGATGCGGTTAAGGGCGAAGTACGTCCTCGCGCCGAACGGGTATCTTGTACTTGGCAACGTGATGGACGTTAAGGACGGGCTTACCGGGGACGCGACGTATTACGGGTCGAGGGTTCAATATTCCCTCTTCCAGCAGATATCTTCGTTCACTTACGCGAGGTTCATTAACATCAGGACGGACGACGGGGAATCCATACCACTTCACTTCCTATAGCAGTGGCAATTTCTTCCATTGAATGTACGAATCCACCGACATTATAGATTTCTCCTTTTCCAATATGCGGATGAGTCGTCAATAAGTACACCGCTTCAGCTACATCTCCCGCATACACAAAATCCCTCTGCCCGCTTTTGAAAGAAGACTGGGCGGTGGTTTCGGTGAGTGTAATCGGTTGTCCGTTTTTCTTTGCCCGCAGAAAAGCGGCGAGGGCGGTGTCGTCGCGCTGGTGTTCCCCGAAAATCTGAAAGAACCTCGCCACCACCGTGTCCAGCCCAAGCGACCGCGCGTACATTTTACAGGCCGATTCGCAGGCAAGTTTCTGCCATGAGTAATGTTCTATGGGGGCGGGAGGCATATCTTCCTTCCAAGGAGTTGGGTTGTTACCGTACAGCGAAGCGGTGGAGGGGAAGAAGACTCTTTTAACCCCGGCCTCCTTCGCCACCTCAAGAAGGTGGATAGTCATGTCGATGTTGTCGTTGGTAGAGTCTTCGGGGTGGCGTGAGCAGTCGGGGATATTAGTGCGCCACGCCATCGAACAGACCGCGTCTATACCGAGCAAGTCCCGATAGCCCAGGTTACGCACATCGTCCTGTATAAAATAGTTTGACTGGTGGCGTTCTGGGCGTTTGTCCACCCCCACAACAAAATGACCCTCATTTTGGAATTTTGGTATCAAATGCTGAGCCAAGAACCCAGCACTCCCTGTAATCATTATCCTCACTGTGGTAAATGGAAACTTACTTCCGACCCGTCTAATAACTTCTTTTTGACCTCTATGGGAATATTAAACGCTACTCCGTGTCGCCAACCCCTATCATGCGCCAAGTCGCTTGGTGGCGCAACCGTCTTTATCCCCATCTTGTAAATCTTGTTGTACCAAATAGTTCCCCCTATGCGGTGTACCGGCCACTCGCCTATGTGATAAAAAAGTTCCCGCGAGATGACAAGACAGTTGCTTCCCGAACGTGGATTTTGTCTATCTCCATTGGAGAGTACGGTAGTGAATTTGCGTTTGTCGTAGGTAATAAATCCGCAAGCAATTACTTTGTTCTCGTTCTCTTTCAAAATCCTCATGCACTCGTTGAGCCAATTTGGTGCGACTTCTATATCATTGCAGACAAAAGCCAAGTGCTGGCCGGTGGCGAGTTTTGCCCCTTGATTCCATGCAAAAGCAAAGTGCATATTCTGGGGGAAACGAACGTGGGTTAGTTTACCTTCTCTTGCTTTGGAGAGTAGATAGTCTGAATCATCGGGGTCGCCTCCGTTATCCATTACGATGAGTTCTGCTGGGTAGTTGGTGTTGGCGATTATAGACTCTACACAAGTACGCAAAAGGTCACTACGTTTAGGAGGATTCTTCCCCGCCGCCTTTTCGCCAAAGTCGTCAATAGCACTATAATGTACGACAATTATACTTACGTGGTTCATAGAGTTTCTACAGTGAAGTTAAAGTTCAGCATACCTCCCGAATACTGTCCGTCATTTTGAGGTCGGTTGGCATTTTCATGCAACAGACTTCTATTCTTTGGGGACAAACCTCGTTGCAGTCCCGGCTCTCCCCCATCTCCCACAATGGCGTTGTAGCCGTGTATCTTCGCAGATTTAACGCCCAATTTCTTCATTCGGTATTTCCAATCGTAGGCGAAATATCCGTATTTCCTTGCAAACCGTTCGTCCTGTCCTTTCATTCTGGTATAGAGAGAACGGCGCATTACAGAGACCATATCATTTGCTCCCCAGTTACGGGACACCACCCACTCTTCCATTGGTTTGGAAAGTTCGCTTTGTTCGATTACGTTGCGTGAAAAGGCCAAACGCTCGATGTTTTTGTTGTCAGGGTTCTCAAAAAACTTCACTGCGTCTGCGTAGACCTCTCTTCCGGGAATATGGTCGGTATCTTCCAACGCTATAATGTCTCCCGAAGCAAGCCAAAATCCTAAGTTGCACGCGCCGTTGTAGTTCCAAAGTATATCTTCAGTAATGTAAGCATAAGTAATTCCTTTTGGAAGTTTCTCTTTGAGAGCGGGGTCTCCTCCGTCATTGACCACAATCAGTTCATCGGGTATGCGAGTAGATTTAAGACATTCTTCTACATGGCGAACGGTCATTTCGTGACGAGAGTACGCTAGAACGATTGTAGAGAGTTTCATTGGAGGTGTTTGATAACATGTCCGCGGAGGACTTTGCATGGAACTGACGTGTAACCGAGTTGTTTTGCCGCCAAATAGCGGTGTGCCCCCTGGAAGCCCTTGTAGAGTCCGTCTTTTTCATCTTCCAGCCCAAGCGGTTCTCTTATACCGCGCTTTTTAATATCCTCTTTAAGTTTTTGGAACTCGGGAGAGTGTATATCGTACCTGGTTTTCTGCTGTAAAATACTCTGTTCGTCCCAGCCGGTGATTTTGTCTACGGAAATAAACTCAACAGGTTGTGCCTCTAGGACGGGGTAGCGGATGTGATGATTGTGTTTTCGCAACACCCAAAGGTAGTGTGGCTTTTCTGGGACATCGGTTGCGCCAAATTCGGTTACCGATTCCACCCAAAAGTATTTCTTCACCAGTTCTATGTGCGCCTTGTTTTTTTCACCATGATTACTTTCAAACACAAGGGCATAGGTACAAATGCTGTCAAGCCACTCAAGAAACTCCTCTTTGTCGTTTACGTGGGTCAAAACCGACAGAAGCAACGCCACCTCAAATTTGGGGCAAAAACGGCGGAATTCTTTGGAGTCGAGGTCGGTCTGCCAAAACTCCGCTTTTGACCCTTCTTCGGCCGCCAACTGCCTCGCCCCCACCACAGCAAGGCTCCTGTCGACCCCTACAGCCCTCCTAGCTCCACGTTTGAGGGCTTCCCTAGTAAAGTAGCCATTGTTACACCCGAGGTCTAATACAGAGCGTTTTTTGACAATATCCAACCATGTGGTGTTCTCTAACCTCTTTGCGGTGCGGGGGGCGAGACGGTCAGCCAACTGACCTTCAGGGTTCTGATAGGAGGAAAGTTTGAAGAGGTCAGCCATGTTTTGATTCAGTGCCCATAATGTCATAGTAGAGCCAAAAGGTCTTTCTGGTAACGTGGTGTTGGATTTTTCGGTTGAGCAAATTTACCGTGCGAAACATATTGTCGCCATGCGTTCCAACTATAAGGATTTCAAGTCCGTCTTGTTTGTTCCGCCACACTTGCCCCTTCTTTGGTTTGGGTAAATCCCCTTTATTTATTCTCATAGTTTTTGAGCTTTGAAGAAATGTCCTATTTCATCGGGGTATTTGCAGATTTTACTCTCATGGTTTTGCCATTCTAGGAGCAACGGTTGGTATGCTTCAACCGCCCGCCGGGGAATTACCTCAAGAATCTTAAACCCAACTGAAGTAAAAAGCACATTTATTCCCTCTCTTGTTATACGAAAAACATCAGTTCCCCCCCCGTGGTTGGGAAACATAAAGTGAGTAGAGCAATATAAAATCCCGTTAGGTTTAAGGGCGTTAAATAAGTTGAGTGCCGCTTGATACGGGTTCCACATATACTCCATGACTTCCATCGCAAATACTACATCGTATTTTTCAGTCAGTTCAAACGGGCGATTAAGGTCTTGGATATATTCTATCGGTGCTTTTTTGTATGTATGATTTTTGTCGAGGATTTTGTAGTCCGTCACATCCCATGTTTTTGTGCGACCTTTCACCGGCCACGCCGCCCCGCCCACATCAAGTACCGACCCGCTTATTTCCAAGGTCGAGAGCCAGTGCTCTATCTGCCTTCTTGAATTGCTCATGGTGTTTTTTGTATAACTCCTCCAACTGGAAGCGTGAGCGGCTGTTCCAATAGTGGAAGTACCTGTGCATTGTTGTCCCTCCACGAGTATGAAATTTGAGTCCTAATCGTTCGCATACTTTTAGATAATCCCACTCAGGAAAAGAGAGTCTCCCGAAAGGGACATACCACCTCGTTACCTTAACATCAAACGCTTTTTCAATCATGTCTCTTGCTGTGGATAAAGACTGGTATGCTTCTTCTTCACTCATGCCTTTGTAGTAGTAGTGAGAGTAGCCGTGCAACTCTATCGTGTAGCGATTCTTGCGGAGTTTGATGTACTGCATCCACTCAGGGTAAGCGGCGATTCCTTCTGCCATGACCGTGAGAATACAATAGAGGTTGTGGTCTTCAAGAAACTTGTCGAATAAAAGAAAATGCCCGAAGAAGGAGTTGTAGCGGAGCGAGTTCTTCATCGACCCCGTGAGGTTGTTCAGGAGTAGAACGTCGTCGCACCTTATTTCTACCTGTTTGCAAGGATATTCTGTTTCCATAGTTTTTGCTGATACTCAGTGTACACTTTTTTGTCGTAGGGGTTGCTTTCTCCTAGCCAAGAATTTACAGAACAAAACAAACCCGCCTTTTCTTCAAACTGATAGTCGGGTTTTCTTTTCTTTAAAAGTTCGCGGAGGACTACTTTTGTTTCGTACCCTTGGATTTTGAGTTCCAAAGGCAGACGCATGGCAAATTCGATAACTCTCCTATCAAGAAACGGGCATCTGTTTTCGAGAGAATGTGCGGCGGCCATGCGGTCGCCCATGCGTAATAACTCTCGCATATTTCCATTGAACTCTTCCGTGAGCATATCTTTGTACGGGAAGAGAGCCGTGTAGGAAGGAAATATCTCTCTGGCTTTTCGATTGAACTCATTTGGGACATAGCGTACATAACCGCCGAACAACTCATCCGCTCCTTCTCCTGAAAGAACTACTTTTACCTTTTTTGAGGCTTCTTCCGCGAGCTTCCAGAGACCGAATGGCGAGAAGGTTTTGACGGGGTAATCGAGATGGTAGAGGATTTTAGGGAAGGTTTCTTTGAAGTCTCTGGCGGCGTACTTTTCGTCGTGGTAGGTGAATTGGTGCTCGAAGTTGTGGTAGGTGGAAATAAGTGTTGAGTCAATTCCTCCAGAGAAATAGAGACCGTAGGGGACATCGGAGCGGGTGCGAAGTCGAACTGAGTCGCCAAGGAGTATGTCGAGTTCTTTGACTGCGGTTTCCAAATTAACATTCCGTTGACGTATTGGAGGGTTCCACCACTGGTGGAGCGATAGTGTTCTGGTGCGAATTTCGTAGGTTCCGTAGTGAGCGGGGGAAAACTCCCCACAGTCATAATTAAATACTTTGGCTTCGGAGGCAAATCGGAAGGGTCGCTCCGTGTAATAGAGCGGTTTCTCTCCCGCAATATCTCTTGCTATAAAGACTGTTTCTCCATTGGAGATAGCGAACGCTCCCATGAAATTAAACTTATCAAGACAGTCTTTTCCCCATTGTTTATAGGCTTTGAGGAGCACTTCGCTATCACCCGTTGTAATAAACTTTTCACCCAACTCTTCAAGCTCATATTTTAGTTCAAGATAATTATAGAGTTCTCCATTGAATACAAGGGTGTAGTTTTCATCTTGAATAGGACACAAGCCGCTTGATACCGTATCTAATATCTTGAGCCTTGCCATTCCTAAAGTAAAGCCTCCGTGTGTGGATATTCCTACTTCATCGGGGCCACGATACCGCGTCACTGCGAGCATTTCTTTTACTTCTTCCTCAACATGGCTTCCAGAAATTGCACACATAAAAGAAAGTATATCAAGGAATTCCTACTTGTATTCTCGTACCATCTCGTAGACGAATACTGCGGATAAATCTAGGGGCAATAACAGGTTCAACAAATTGGGTTGTTGTCGAAGAACTCGAAGTCGAGGTGGTAGTGCTAGTTGAAGTGCTACTAGTTGTAGAGGAAGAAGTTGTAGTCGGTGGCCCTGTGGTAGTGGAGGAAGAGGTAGAGGAACTGCTTGTACTGGTCGAGGTACTTGATGAAGTTGAAGTTGTGGATGTGGATGTAGAAGATGTCGACGTTGTGGTCGAGCTCGAAGACGAGGTAGTGGTTGAGGTTGAAGAGGATGTAGTGCTGGTAGTTGTTGTCGACGTGCTTGTGGTAGAGGTGGAAGTAGTCGTCGAAGTTGTAGAGGAGGTTGTTGTACTGGTTGATGTGGTGGTGGAAGAGGAGGTGGAAGTTGAAGTTGTTGAGGTAGTTGTGGTGCTTGTTGACGACGAGGTGGTTGAAGAAGTACTTGACGAGGTGGAAGTCGTTGTACTTGTGGTTGAAGAGGTAGTTGACGAACTAGTGCTTGATGACGTGCTAGTTGATGTAGATGTTGTAGACGTAGAAGTGCTCGAAGACGACGAGGAGGTCGTTGAGGACGATGTAGAGGTGGAAGTCGAGGTTGATGTGCTCGTCGAGGTACTTGTAGTGGTCGTTGAACTTGTTGAGGTGGTACTGGAGCTGGTGGAGGTACTTGTAGAGGATGATGTCGTAGTAACTGGAACAGAGTCGTATCCAAAAATATCAAAGTTAGGAGCAATCGTGAGAGATATAGTTGTTGTACCAGTCCAATTTACAGTGCCGTCACTCGATACCTTCTCGAAGACGATATTATCTACGACTATACGGTCATGTTCGGAGACGAAAGTAAAGTCTTTATTTGAGCCGTCTACTGCCCCAGTAGGTACTTGGTAGTTTGCACTTCCATACCCTTCGATAAAGAAAGTGGGAGCAATGGTTAACGTAACCGATATTGTGCCTGTCCAGTTTACGGTGCCGTCGCTGGAGGTTTTTTGTATGATGACATCATCTACGTTGATGAAGTCAGGTGCACTAACAAAACTAAAATCTTTATTTGAACCGTCTACTGTGCCTGTTGCTGATAGCGTAATCATGCATAGATGTTTCTGTCATACTATTTTGTGTATCCATAGCACTCTCCAGCTGTCTTTAGGAATTCTTTTGCGTGGATGCGTATGCAGTACGGAGTTCCATCCATGTCATCGTAGAGTGTGATTCCTGTCGGTCGCGCGGGTGTCCCAAAAACGGGATGTTGCACAAACGTCGTAAATTGTTTGTAGAAGTCTTGAATAGAGCGCACCGCAAGTGAAACGATAGCGTTTGCATCCACTCCTTTCAGGTTAGTTCCTGCGTTTACCACTGCTTGCGGAAATACCTTAGCTACATCTTGCGCCACAAATCCCGCATGGTTCTGGGTGTCCCTCACCTTCGTATCTTTCCAATCATAGAAGACGGGGTTGAGTTTGAGGAGTGTAGTGAGTGCGGAGGTGAGTGGTTTGATATTTTTTTTGAGCTTTTGGTCAGAAGCTACGCAACCTGTAATACTCCCAAGGTCGTCTGTCGTGAGTCCTAGAGTGCAGGATTTGACCGTAAGTTGTGTGATAGTGCCGTTCACATCGAGCTTTGTCGCAGGACTCGTCGTCCCGATGCCGACGTAACCGTTTTGGTCAATCCGCATCGCTTCGGCAGGTACGATAGATGAGTTTGGAGTAGTAGTGAACGTAAGCGCGGTTCCAAGCGCTGAGGCGGTGTGAGTTTGAGTAGTGAGAGCTTGTAGCCCCGCCACTTTAGTACCCGGTGCAGTTAAGTTTGTATCGTCACTCCAAAACGCAATACCACCCATTAAGTTCCCAGACGCTTGTGCAGCACGGGTGGATTTGAGGACGATTTTATCTCCCGTAGTTCCGGTTGAAGTTGCGATAAATCCAGCAGGATAGTTAGCGGCAAAATAGGTGTCCCAATCGCCTGTAGGCAGGACTAACTGTCCTGTAAGGATACTGGTATTATTCACTTCGCTTGTAAGGTCGCCCACAGCCAACCCCACTGAAGATGACGCAACGGAATTAGCTCCAATAGATACTCCAAGAAAGTTAGTTACACTTCCTGATAAGTAGGATGGGGTGGGAAGACTAAGACCAATGACGTTGGTAACAGTTCCTGTATATGTTGAACCAAAAACTGGAGTAATGAGCATGGAATTGAGGTTAGTTATATTACCTGAACCAAGTCCAAGCGTGTAGTTATTATTGAACACAGTAACGATAGTACTACCGCTCGTCATATTAATCGTTGGGACAAAACGAAAAATACCAACTGATGCCGCCCCACTTTGCTCGTCTACCGTAGGACTGAAAACGACTGGAGCATTAGTCTGTATCCCCGTCGTGTCTGTTTGTGTTCCATTGACCACAAAAAGGTTGGCGTTGGTAGCGGAACCAGTAACATTAAGTGTACCTTGTGCTAACATATTTCCCGTCGTCGTAGCCCCTCCGCTAATAGTCAAACCACCCGCCTGCGTCCCATTGCCGATGGTCGAGGAGGCGTAGGAGGTGAGGCCACCGGCAAAACTGGAAGCGGTGGTTGAGGTTGCGATAAAGAAGTTAGCCCTTACAGCCTGAATTATTCCGTTGACATAGTTTGGAGAAATCCACGCAGTTGCAGTCGAGGTTGCGTTCCACCCCACTGAAAATGTAGCAGACGCAGTAACAGGAGTTAATAATATCCCTAAACTAACTCCAGCTAAAATAACACTAACCGTTGGCCTACACTTTTTCATATATTGTGATTATATCATACGCAAAAACCCGCCGAAGCGGGCTGTTGCGCCTAGGAACAGAACAGGGCTACGCGGTCGTCGTCGAAGACGACGAGGAGGTCGTGCTTGATGACGTGGTAGTGGTCGAACTCGAACTCGATGTCGTAGACGAAGATGTCGTACTGGTACTGGTCGTTGATGTAGACGTTGAGCTGGTCGTCGTCGTGGACGAAGTGCTCGATGTCGTTGTCGACGTAGAAGTAGAAGTAGAAGAAGTTGACGTGCTTGTAGTACTTGAACTACTCGTGCTCGTGCTCGTCGAAGACGAGCTAGTCGAAGTTGAGGTGCTCGAAGTAGTCGTCGTCGAGGTTGATGTCGAAGACGAGCTGGTCGTTGACGACGAAGAACTCGAGGTTGAGGTAGACGTACTTGTGGACGATGAGGTCGAAGTCGAAGATGTCGAAGTCGAGGTACTCGTCGAAGTTGAGGTGGAACTCGATGTGGTGGTGAAGCTAAAGTTACTCTTCACCAACATCGCAAAATCAAATTCAGCCATATTGTTTTAGAGTTACTTATATTCAGCGCACACCACTTTGAATCCACCCCTCGACCCGCCGTTCTGCACGGCGCGGGCGTAGATACGAACGTCGTCGCTAATCGGTTCCTCCAAGATAATGGTCGAGGGGTAGACGATAGCGTCGTGAGCTGTGTCGGTCGGCGTGGTAAATGTCCCGTCGGCGTTCCGGTTCGCATACTTGATAGCCATGCGGATGTTGTCGGTACCCCGGGGCTGTATCTTTATCCACTGCCTTCCTTTTAGCTCATTTTCACCCTGAACGATTCCTGAATGTATCGGAGACCATGTGGACACATTCACTCGTGCAATACCTTGGCGGACAAACCGCGCCACAGCGTTGCCAAAAAATCCAGCCATAGTGATTAGGCTTTAGCCTCTTTGACTTTCTCCTTTTCGACGAATTGTTTATATTCGTCCATTTCCCCGATGGTGCCCTTGTAGGGGTAGCGCATGAGGAGTTGCATGACCTTTTCTTCATCCTTCAGGATGGTGTAGAGCGCTATTCTGCGCTCAGGCGTGTCATACAAGTTTACTTGGGAGAGTTTCACATGGATTGAGTCGCGGGAGTTCTCTATCTGCTTCTTAGTCATTTTGCCCTTTATCGCGTCCACAATTATTTTCGTGGAGAGATGCCGAGCAAGGTGGTAAGCGACAGGTTTTGCGAACGCCGTTTTTTCCCCGGACTTAACCGTGTACGGTTCGCCGTTGTAATTCCAGGTGAAATCTTCAGAGGTAGGGTTGATAATCTCTACTGATGTGAGGTCTTCTTTCGGGGCCATATAATTCAGCGTGTTTTAATCGTTAGTAAGAGACCTGCGAACCTATGTCAATGAACTAATTGATGCGGAGGTAGACCATACCGTTCTCGCCAGAAGCAATACCAGTGATGGCATCGCCGACGATAGGGTTAGCGGCTGTCTGGGCGCGAACTGCGCCAGTGACAGACGTTGAGGGCATGACCGAAGCACCAACCGTGATAGCCGCCGCCGCGTCATTAAGGACGTTGCAAGGCCCCCACGTTTGAATCCACCCATACTGACTAATGCTGATGTCGTTGACCGCAACGCCTACAATGGCAGACGAGCGACTCGTAGGACACGCAATAACACCGTTAAAGGGATTCGGAATGAAGTCGAGGCGCGTAGTCGCGGTAAGCGCAACTACGAGAGGCGACTCAAGCTCGAACGTCGCCGCCGCCGCGGTGTAAGCCGCGTGGGACTTGATGCGATAGGTGGTAGCAAGACCGGGGGTGACCGTAACCGTCACGTAGCCACCAGCATACTGGTTAGCCGTGACCGTCATTGCAGCAGTAACAAGGGAAGTTGCACCTACCGCTTGTACTGTGCCCGCAATGTTCTGGTCGCCCGTGTCTTCAGCGGCAGACTGGAGCACGTTGCCCGCAGTAAGAGCTGAAGAACCAGCGCGAGCATAACGATACTTGCGTATCCCATCGGGAGAAACGTATTCAGCACCGAGAGAGATTGTCGGGTTAGCTTCGTCCAAGACCGGAGGAAGGCCCGCAGTAAGATTTACAGACATGATGGTTATGCGTTAGCTGGTAACACCAGTGCGGCGTGCGTGAGTACGAGGAGCGTCACCCCACAACTGACCCGCCCAGAGCAGGTGCCCGACCACGGCAGCCTGGTTTTGCGACTTCTTGAAGCCCGTGAACGCAAACCCTTCCTTGCTAAACTCCGCTACTTCAGGGGTGTAATCCAACTGATAGAGGTGGAGGTGGTTGGTGTTGAGCGTCCAGATGTTGCCCGAGGTGCACATCTCGTCTTGGATGATGGGCATACCGCGCCAAGAGAGTTGGGTTGCGCCGAAGTTAAGCGCATTACCAGAACGCTCACCAGCGGCAGTTCCCGCGGAAGAGCTGGGGCCGTTGTAATTCATATACAACGTCGGGGTAACGAGGCGCTCGATTATCGAGAAGACCGCGGGGGTCGTTACGATAAGGTTCGGAGCGTCGTTACCGCGCTGCGCTGCGTCGGAGTCGGTAGCGAGGTCGTCAAAACCAAGGGCACCCGATTGGGCGGTGCGGGTGGAGTTGAGGTTCGCGTAGGTGGTGCGGGAGAGTCCCTGCCAAGTAGTAACGGAGGTGCCGTCGTCTACTTGGTACGCAAGGCCGTTAATAGCCTTGCTGGTGTTGCTGGTGCCGTCGAGGTAGAGGTCTGCCCCTATCTCTTCAGCAAGGTTGCGGGCAACGTCAGAGAACTCCGTAGCCATCGCGTCGAGGAACGCTTCAGGTCCCTTGTTCACCGCCAACTGGATACCAGAGAAGGTGATGGGGTCGGATGCGTACTCGGCCGGGTCGGCGCTCGCCATTTGGCGCACGTCTTCCTGTGTGGTGGGGAGCAGGTCGAACGATGAGAATGAACTGGCCTGCGTGCGGTTGCTCACGATGAGCGCCTGGGTTATCTGACGACCCCCAGACCACGGGCGAGCGGTTGCACGAAGGCGTGCGAATAGGGTGTTGCCTGTATACGCATTGTCAACGGCTTTGTTGAAAAACCGCTGGCGAGTCGTAGTCGAGACAAAGTTCCCGAGTGGTATAGCCATTTAAGTTAGGTGGTTATCCCACGAAGCTTATTTTTTGAGCAGTTTGTCTTTCTCCTCTTTCAGTATGTCCCACATACTCTTTTTAGAGTCATCGGGTTTTGCCTTGTCCTCGTCGGATGCGGAAGCCCTTTTTGCTTTTGGCATATTCGGCTTCTTTTCCTTCGGGTCTTTGTTCTGTTTTTGGAGAATCCTGAGAGCGGTCTTCGGCTCTACTTCGTATTCCTCTATGGTGTCGAGGAGTTCGTCCTCGGCCACGTCAGGGTTATCGTCGAGTAGAGTCTGCACCTGGTCTTCAAAGGTTGCTAATTCCTTAGCCTCCTCCTTGGCCTTCTCAAGCTGAAGCTCCTTATACGTTTCGCGGGCTTGCTGACGGATGTAATCCTGCGCGGCACGCTCCTTATCGTCATCAGGCTTCTTAACTGCCCCTTTCAGCTTCGTAAGCTCGTCTTCTAATTCCTGAACCTTGGTCGAAGCGTTTTTTGCCTTCTCCCGCCAGTATTTCTTCTGCGCTATCGCAGACTTGCGGTTACTCGGCTTGTCCTTGGATTCCTCCTCGGACCCTTCTTCCGGTTCATCTTCGGCTTTTTCAGGAGCGTCCCCCTCCTCCTCGTCTTTAAAGACATCGAGGTCGTCTTTCGGTTCATCAGCCATATAACTTCATTTTAGAGACTTTTAGTGTCTTATTAACTTTTAACTATCTAAAGTATAGCACCTACTTTTTCTTTGCTTTTTTCATCTTCTTCGCCATAGCAGCCATCTTCTTTCCTTTCGGACTGTACGCGAAGTGTTTTCCATCAACAACTGGCATTATAGTTTCGGAGCTTCTGGAAGAGTGGCGACACCTCCGCCAAGACTTGCCGTAGCTCTCTGCATTACGTTCATCGGGGATTCGACCTTCTTCCCCGTTTCTCCCATTGGAGTCGCTATTTCTGTGGCGGCTTTTGCCTGTGCGCCATATTGCGCTCCTGCCGCTATTTCCGCTATCTTTGCCTGTGTTTCCTGCGTCAATTGTCCCGCCTTCCATGCCATCAAACGCTCGGCGGTCTTGGCCGGATTGGGAAACTCAAGTCTTTCAAAAAGCGTTACAGGGTCAAGTACACCGAGTTGCCAAAGCTGGACTGCTTCAATTCGTAGTGAAACTTTGTCCATCGGAAGAACCTCGCCTGACTTAACGATGATTTCGATATAGTCCTCGATGTCGTCTTTATTCAAACGCACAAACTCCACCGCACCCTCTTCCCCAAGGATTTTCACCACCTGGGTTTCGGTGTAGTACATCTTCATCAACTGCACCAAGCCTATAGCCAACTTCGACACGCCCCGGTTTAACACTCTGGTAATAAGGTCGATGCGGGTGAAATCCTGTTGTCGTGAGATAATGTCTTGACCGAGAGTGCCCGCTTGAGCATTTCCACGGGTTGCTCCGTGTACTCCCATCAGGTTATCAAACACTGTTTCGGAGTGTTGGAGATTTGAGAAGTGAGCGTTCGGAAGTTGCGTCCCCGGCTCCCTTTTTATCTTCCCCTGCGACGCAATTCCCTCCCCACGGATAACCAGCCCCACCTCGTCGGTGATGTTTTGCGCCTCTTCCTCCGACATAGCGTCGGAGTCGAGATACACCTGTCCGTTGCCCATCCTGCGGAGGTTGTCTATAATCGCCCGCTTCTGTCGGTTGATTGCGTCTTGGATAGGGATGGCAACTTCTACGAGAGATACGGAACCGAATGGTTCGTCGCCTACTTCGTAGGAGGAAAAGAACACATAAGGGTCGGTTGGGCGGTCAAATACGTTTGAAAATACCAACTTCTTCCCTATCTTCGCTCCGGCTTTTGTTTTTTGGAGATAGGACTTCTCGGTTCCCGCGAAGTCATAGTAGGGGTTGGCTTTCTTTTCGAGCACCTTGCCCGAGCAGAACCACACCACCACCTCTCCGTAGGCCCACACCTCGTACACCCTATACGGTTTTTTCTTTACATCACCCTTTGAGTCAGTGCCTGTATCTATGTTTGACTCTGGAGAAAGTTCGTCAATTTTTGCCTTCGGCCAGTACTCCTCCATTTCCCGCTTGATGTATTCCTGAATCTCAATCTTGTAGGGGAGATCGTGCGGGTCGCACCGCATTTTTGGGACTAGGATAAGACGGGGGTCTAGTTTGCGTGCGTCAATGTCGTTTTTCTCATACCCCCATTCCCACTTCATTACCCCAAAGCGGTAGAGCATGAAGTCCCTCGTCACCCCTTCCAACTTGCGCTGTATCTCTAGTGTTTCGTATTTTCTAGTTAGAACTTTTTGGGTTTTGTTCGCCCGTTCTACGGAAGATTCCTCTTCGGAGCCAGGGAGAATGACAAACTGATGGGCTTTAGCGGTAGCCACGGGTACAATGGTTTCAATGGCCTCAAAAATGCGGTTCTCTACCGTGTTGGTGTTATGAGCCGGTACTTGGTCGCGTTCTGTCTGGTTTCCTTCGTAGTATTCCTGTGAAATCTTCTGAGATTTCAGGAGATAGTCGTGATAGGTTTGGGAGTCTTTCAGCCACGACTGAAAAGTCTCTATGAGTTTGTCGTCTTTCGTGTCTATTGAGAATTCTTCTATTGGGATTTCCATGATGATGTCTTTTCTCTTTCTATTGCCAACGAGGGTATGTGCAATTTGCCGTTCCTGATAATTATATCACTCCTTCCTTGTTTCTCTTTGACGACACCGCCCGCAAACACCGGCCCCTTCTTCCAAAAAGACAGGAGGAGGGAAATAACCCGATCGTCGTGGAAGCCCCCCTCCGCCCCCATACCCTGTTTCTTCGCGTCGTCGGTGTAGACAAAGGACTTGAACTGCTCCAGGGTTCTTTTAGAACGGATTTTCGGGTTACGGAGGCGCAAAAGTTCTTGGAAGTGAGAAACCAGCAGGGGTTTGGTTTGGCGGTTGGTGCGCCACCCCTCCCGTTCGCTTTTTAACCCCGTCTTTTTGTCGAACGTCTCCTGGCGGTAGATGCGGATGTAATCAGACGGCTCACGATTGAGACGATTCACCAACGCAAGCCCTATCGAATTCATTTCCGGCACCATTTTTATGGGAAACTTCTTGGTCGCGTAGTATTTTGCAAACAGAATTGCCTTCTCGGCGACAATGTCTGGGGGTAACCGCCCCGACCACGAGGCCACCTCCTCTTCAAGCGTCAGGTCGGTGATGGTAATGACCGATTCGTCTGACTTCTGTCGTTCCTGCGCCACCCCCTCCTGCACGATACCCTCCGAAACGTCTATCCCCATCTGGTATTCGCGTCCCTCGTTAAACTTGGCGAAGATTTCCAACCCTTCTTTTGTTTCAATAGGCTCCATAGTGTAGACGGCGAGCTTGGCAAGGTACTCCCGGTCAAATACTACCCTATCCGAAAGCAAATTCTCATCCCAAATGCCATAGACATACTGTTTTTTGTACGCTTCGGGGTATTTGAGGAGGTCTTCAACGTATCCTTTGGGTAGATTCTTCTCATTCTCCAACGTAGAGGCCTCAATAACCTCGTATTCCGGCTGGGGGTGTTGTTTAAACTCCGCAAACAACCACGTCAAGGCGGGGTTGCAGGACATAAATATCTGGCGGGCTTCGTCGGGGATACCCTCCCGGCGCAAGCGACCCCGCAAACCTTCCACCACCTCCTTGCTAATATCCTCCGCTTGGTCAATAAAAGCAGAACCGAGGTTCATGGAGCGTATTTCCGAAGCCGCCATAGTATCCAAATGCCTAAACACAATTTCCGACTTGTTATGAAAGATGATACGACCCTCTGCTTTGAGGTAATCCTTGATAAGGGCATCCGGACAAATGGTAAAGAACTCCTTGAGGAGGGTGTCCCGCAGTTCCGGGTAGGTGCGCCGCCCCATGAGGATGTAGTTGTTCGGATAGGTGAGGGCGTGGTTGATGGCCTTCAGGGTGAGCATAAGGCTCTTCCCGCACCCGTACCCCCCAGAAAACAACACGAACTTCTTCTTGGAATTCCAAAACTTCTCCTGCGAGGGGTTTAAATCCCACGGTCCGCACAACACCTCTCCCTCAGAGGTAGAGAACTTGATTATCATAGCCGTTTAGACTTCCAGTCTGTACCCTGTCCTGTTCTCTGTCTTTGTTCAAATTCCTGCCGCTCTTTGGTCATCGCCCACATCTCTTTACTTCTACGTTCGTCTTGCTCTCTCTTGAGCTTGTTAGCGTCAAATACCTTGCCCCAGTGCTTTTTAAACTCCGGGTCGCCCGGCTGCAACAAATCTATCCGGTACTTCTCCTTAGCCTTTTCAATGATTTTGCGCCCCTCGTGGGTTTTAGAGAGCTTCTCCGCCCCATACTTGCGCAGATACCGGTTGGCATCATTAGTGTTCATGGTTGTTATTATACACTCCAAATAGTTATCCACAGCCCCCTGTTGACAACCGTAGCCCTTATTTTTAGCCATATCCTATAAATTCAAAGTACCGTACCTACAAGAAAAGCCCGTTCTAATAATTACCCCACCCCCTATATATAATTAAATATATGCAACATTTATCTTGTTTGCTGTCAAGTTGGGTACAGAGGGGGATTATTGTGTGAGGACTGATATGTTACTCCTCCCGATACGGCGGGGGTTGTTCTTCTCCCCCACCCCTTCCTATCTACACACGCGTACAATAAACATTGTGCGACACGTTTATAGGCGTTGCTACATAAGGGTTCTTTACCTATTGACAAATGAGTGCATAAACAATAAATACAATATCCCTTTGTTAAGCCATATTATAGCTGTTTGTCGTGTGTTGTAGTGTTGCCGTCTATTACCATATTTACTTGTACGTTGGTGCTGTTGTTGTCCTTGAGCTTGCCCCTAAGCTGTAAGTCAGTAACAAGGAATTTGTGCAGGTCTTTGTAAGGCAAAATCTCTTCACGTTCAGCCGCGTAGACTTCTTTAAACACCTTCATCGTTTCCTCTTCAGAGGGCAATAACGCTTCAATACCTTTCTGCACACTAGCTTTTGACAACAGTCGTGTTGCACTAACAGTTGCTACCTTTGCATTCTTTGTCTTCTTAATGCTTTGATATGCTTTGGTGCCGTTTAATCCATTATCAATATATGCTTTTGGAAAAGCCCTCTCTAAGTACATTCTGCCTGTTTTAATCCTTTTGGGCGGTTTTTGACGCTCTACAATCGTTTGTGGCGCGTTTGAATCTGCTTGGTTGATGGTTGGTGTGTCCATAATCATTTAGTAAGCTCTTTTTCTACTTCCAGCATTGTTTTGAGTTTTGTTGGTGAAATGAAACTGACCTTTGAATGTATAAGTTGTTTAACTTTTGTTAGTGTGCCGGCCACTGTTTTGGTATCTGTTAGTGCGGCGAATATGAGCCACAGTATAAATACCGTTAGTGCTTGAAATACTACAGAAATAATACTGATTATTGTCAAGAATAGTACCATATATAGCCTATTATACCATTATTTTGAGTTGTCCACAGTGGTATATTTTCTTCACTGTACAATCAAGCAGGTTGGTATATAGTATATGAGGGTTTATCAGTTCATTTTGAAATATGATTAAAACAATCCTGGCCGTTCTGGTGTTGATCCCGCTTGGTGCGTGGTATATAGGCTTCACCAGTGAGGTTGATGAGGCCCAGGCCGTGAGGGCGCAACAATACGGCGAGTGCATAAAATATGAGTACGGCGTAAATCCTACCTATTACTACGATATGCACGGAGTATGGCCGGAGTGTAAGAGTTCTGCTAGTTGGTATCACTAGTGTATCTTCTGTGGCGCTTTAGGGCGCTACAGGGGGCTACAGTAGCCCATGACTTGTACTTTGAAATAGGGGCGCGGGACACAGTGTTAAGAGCCAGTAAGCCCGCTACCCTATTCCAGCGTATAAGCTGGTGCCGTATAGCTTGCGGTGCGGTTCATTGATAATTGAATAACAGATGATACAGCATATAAACTTCAGTCAGTTCTGTGATGCGTTCTGGGATACTTACAAAAATAACTTTACCTATGATGGTAAGCGAGCTTTGTTTGACTATCTAGAACAATTGGAGAATGAGACCGGAGAAAAAATAGAACTTGATATAGTAGCCCTTTGTTGCGAGTATACCGAGTATAAAGACCTAAAAGAAGTTCAAGAACAATACCCAAAAATACAAACAATAGAGGAACTGCAAGACAACACCACGGTCATAGAGTTTGATAGCGGTTTAATTATCGCAAATTATTAAACTTTATGAAACTCTACGCTACAGTAACGAGTGAGAGGGCGCAAAAATCGCAAGGTGGCAATCTGTTTGTTGAGGTACAGGTGCGCGGAGAGGATAGGGAAACTATCCTTGCGGCATTAAGAGTATACTATAATCAAGCGGGCAAGTTAGAAATAACCTATGCACCGCACGAAAGGTGTGCCGATTGTCGAGAGCCTATGTACACCATAGTACAGGCGCATCACCACACTGAAAACGGAAGGGATGTAACAAAAGGCGAAAAGCAAAAAGGTGAAGTGTGTAGCTATAAGCATCCGCATAATGGCGAATGTTTGATACATAACTAAAAGCCAAAAAGCAAAAGGCCACACAATTACGCAAGCATGTGTGGTTTTTTTGTTTGTCTGGGGGGCTAGGCTAGGCCGAGCTAGTAGTGCAGGGCTTTTTTGTTAAACATCAGGGCGTACAGCTACACTTTGGGTGAGGCGGGGCAAACTTTACAAAAATCTCAAGAACTTGTACGCTTGTAAACATATTGTGATAGGTTTTCGTTGATAAACTGTTCCAATTCCTTTTGATATTGGGAGTTTTCGTATGCCTCTTTCGCTATGGGGTGGCCGTCCAGCAGGGGGAGCCAAGTATCGTGGAAAATTAGCATTGAGCTATTACTTGCGCCGCCTTTTTCTATGTTCTTTTTGTCCCACGGCTTGTTGACCAGCAGGTCGTTAAAGGTACACACCCTCCTAGACGCGATATATACCCTATCCTGCGCTGTTTCCCGCTTAGCCTCCTCTAACATCATATCCAGCACTTCCTTGCGTCCACGGCGCAGGTGGTTGATGTAGGTGCGTTCTAGCCACCCATCTGCTCCTAAAGCATGACCCATATTGAATACATTGTGGATATAGTCGTCGTGGTTGTAGGAATATCCTCTTGATGAGGCGAGGTGATAGCCCACCGCTCGCGGCTCGCATACCACGCTTGAGCCAAACATCCACCATTTCATGTTGGTGTAAAACTCCCCGCCTCCATAGGTTCGGTGTATTTCAGGGTAGCCGCCAAAGTCTAAAAACTGGGTCCGTTTCACGAATAACGAGCAGTGGCCTTGGGCGGCGATATAAAACCACCCTTTGCTGTTATCCCACGGCCTATAGGTTGCCCATGTGCCTTTGATTTCCTCTCCTAGCTTGATGGTGTATTGCGTTCCAACGCTTGTGGGGTGTTGTGGATAGCCGCCCATCCACGCTATGCCCATGTGGGCTATGCCTCCGCTTTCCTCACACGCTTGGATGCCGTACCTGAACGCGCCGGGCGCGTAGGACATGTGTGCGTCGCTAAAGAAAAGGAATTTACCTCGTGCAATTCGTGCCCCCTTGTTCCGTGCAGAGTGGTTGCCAGCAATAGGGTCGTACAAGACGCGCAGTATACGCGAATGGTAAATCCCTCGGGGCATGAGATGTTCTGTTGTTCCTCGGTCGCCAGGCTTGCTGTGGTCGTATTTTGGGTCATTGAAGTCTGTTGAGCAATTATTTACCACGATTATTTCTATTTGGTCGTGAGTAAATCCATCGCCCTCCCAACAATTAAGGATACTATGGATGGTATGGACGATGTTTGGAAATTCGTTCCGCGCGGGGATGATAACTGACAACAAGAGGTCATCTTTTGTTTCGGCCACGCCACCTTCATTATCCAAATACTCTTGGAAGTGATTTGACTGCTCAAATACCGCTTTGAGTTTGTCTATCGTGTTGGCTACTCGGTCTTTACTTCGGGACATGGGCTTAGATTTCCACTTTTGTCGTAAACACTACACCATGCGGCACACACACAAACACAAGAGTTTTGTAGCTAGGGTCTGTTTCAGTATCTACTAACTGAAGATGATGAGCGGTTATATCGTCATTATGAGGACATTTACCGATTTCTTTAATTTCCATATTATTTAATTTAACGGATAAGCACACTTAGTGAATAGTTTTTCATGTAAATAATACTATTGCTACTAGCCCAACAACTAAGACTACAAGAGCAAGCACCTGGAGAGTTCCATCAGACAATGTACTCAAAAAACAATCTATAGGACGGAAAAGTTTTTCTAACATAGAGGCCAACTGCACTTAGCGAATATAATTTGGTGGTCGGAATCGTCAGGTACCGGCTCACCCTTGTCATTCATAAGCTCGACCTGCTCAAAGTGCTTGAGCAATAACGCTTTGAATTCTTGAGAAGTCCACTCGCGTACATGAAATACGTTCTCTGGCCTGTCTTTGCGTATCTTTGCACTATTTCTATTGGGGGTGGAGATAAAGAACTCTGTGCCTTGGTCTTTGATGACGGCTCCTCTTTTGTCACGCTTGGTAAATCGTTTTAGTTGGGTGAGATAGCCGTGTATGTCGGCAATATGCTCTGCTACTTCAATGGATACCACCACATCAAACGCCATAAACTGCCGGTTATCGTTCATCAGGTCTATCTCATCAAACGTAACTTGGCTTGAGTAGTAGATGCCATTCTTTTCCCTCGTAAACGCTTCTTTGGCGAACTCAATGGAGAATGAATTTTTGTCTATGCCCCACACCATGTCGGCTTCGAGGGAGAGGATGTTGGAGCCGACACCCGAACCGCATCCCACGTCCACTATCTTTGGCTTCCAAATGTACTTAGGGTATTGCGGGTGGCTAACCGCTTTCTTCATGCAGTAATTCTTGACGAAGTTGTACATATTCCTCTGTGGATAATAGAGGAGGATGCCGTGTTTTCTTCCTTTGGGGTGTTCCTTGTCCCGATGCGTATAAATAAATTGCGCTAGGTTCGCAAGCACTTGGTCTTTGTCATCTTGCTCGGGGTTTTCTTTGTAGTTGGGGTCTAGTATTCCACAGTTAGAGTGGTCGCAAGCCACTTGTTCCTGCTCCGGCAGGGTCGCAGTTACCGCACCGACCGGTGGCACTTCTCCCGGGGCAGGATTAAGAGGCTCCACCACTTCGGGGTGGGTCGGACTTTCGGGGTTTTTTAACAATTCAGCCTCCATTTGGATTTTTCTCTCAGTGTTCAGTTTGGCAGTTTCTTCTTCGAGGGCGGTGTAGTGTTCAAAACAAAGGAGGTTACCAAAGTCGTCCGGCAACGGAGCACCGCAACGTTCGCATTTTTTATTCAGTTCGTATGTCATACGTTTTTCTTTATAAACTCCTCGTTTGAGTGTAACACCTGCCGTAACAGCTCCGCCTTGTATCCTTTTTGGGCGGCGGCGTGGAGTATCGCGGCCACATCCTTCGGAAAGCATTTCCCTCCGAAGCCTCGTTTATCAGAAAGCACCATGGTGTGCATCCTCTCCACCCGGGGGTCGGCCGTCCACCCCTCCCGCACCTTTTGGAAGTCAGCGCCATATGCTTTGCAGATTTCGTAGAACTCATTGGCGAAGGTAACCTTGGTCGCCCCCCAACTATTCTCGATATACTTTGTTATTTCAGCCTCCACCGCAGACATCTTGTGTACCTTGGTGTCGGGTCCCATCACTTTGAGTATGTACTCGGTAATTCTCCCCGTGGCCAGTTCTGGACCGCCCACCACAAAGAATCCGTGGGAGGTACTGTCTGTGGGGTCAGGATATTTCCAAAAGGGCGTGAAGTACTTCCCTTCCCCCGCGTACTCCGGTGATACGGCAAACCGAAGGCCGTACTGCGCATTGAGTTTGTCTGTCGTGCCGGGGACTACCGCAGATTTGATGAGGACAAGGGGGCACGACACCTCTTTCGCCATCTTCTCCACGACCGAGGTATCGCAAGAGCCGTCCTCTCTCGAGATGGTGGGCAGACAGAACACCGCCAACTCACACTCGTTTATCTTTGATAGGTTAGAGTATTCTGGATACGCGGGGTCGTAGATTTCTACCTCGAAGCTGGTCTTGAAGAAACGCTCAAAGACCTTACCGACATATCCGTAGCCAACTATTCCGACCTTCTTTACTCCCATAGGACTCGTTCTATTTGCTGATAAATGGTGTCGTAGTTGAACTTCTGCAACGCCCTACGTTTTACTTGGAGCGCTTTGTCGTTCTCGAACTGGGACGCGAGGATTTTGGCGAGGTCGAGATAGTATGCTTCATTTTTTTCTTTGGGTTCTCGGTAAGAGAAGTCGAAGTATAAAGCACCCTCTCCAGCGTGTTCTCTAAGCGTTCCAACTGCCGCATTAAGTACCAAAAGGTTGCCCGACAGCATGGCTTCGAGGAGGACGAGGCTAGAGTTTTCCGATACTGTGGGGAAGATAAAGATGTTGCTAATACGGAACAGGTCGGACACGACTTTCGGCGGGACACCAAGTTCGTACTCTTTGCCGAACTGCGAGGTAAATATAATTTCGTTGTTTTCGACCCCCTGCTCCGCCGCCCAGACCTTGAGTTCGCTGATACTCCTCTGCTCCGGCTGGGCATTGGCGTGTGCGTTAGGGACAATGAGTCGCGTCTTATATCCCAACTGTTTAAGTTTGCCATGTAATTTAATAACTTTGTCCAGCCCTTTCCCCGACACCATTCTTGGAGTGGAGAGAGGGTAGACGCTGATAATATCGACCTCAAAGAGTTTGTGTTCGTTCACTATTCTTTGTACAAGCGGGTCAAGCCCCCAGAACGTGCGCGGGTCCCGGGAATTATGTACCACCCGCACGTCCTTGTCCCACGCACCATACATTTCCGCGAGCGCCGTTACTTTATCGTGGTTAAGATATACCAACTTTGTACGAGGAGGTAGGACGTACCTATTAGCATGAGGGTTATTTTCAAGAGAAGGGCGGTCGGAGGGGGCAGAATGAGTCCACGCGTATATCTTGCAATTAAGAACAGACTCCCGAAGAGCAATGTTATAAGGAAGATAAGTATCAATGAAAAAGATGTCATGACAAATGAGGTCGGTTATATCTTGTAAATTAAGTTCAAACAGCTTCTTTGTTTTCTCAACATCTTCTTTCCAGTGGGCGGGAAACCCAAGCCCCTTATACGGTTCGAGAATAAGTTGCGGAACAATTTTGCGTACCTCAACACCCGCCGGGAGTAGCGCTTCGTCTTTGAATGTGGGAAGAGTAAACAGAACTGGTTTGTGTCCATGTGCCACTAACGCTGTAAGTTGGTCAACTACAACAGCGCAAAGCGAATAGCCAGAATCCAATTTATAAAAAGTAGTTAAAACTCCGATTTTCTTTTCCTTATTTTCCACGTTTCTTTTGGCGGGCTTCAACGCCCTTTTTAGAAATAGCTTTCATGTCGTGTTTGGCGGCGGTCGCTTTACCGCCTTTGCGTCCTATCTCCGTAAGAAACTTCCGTACCTCTTCATTCATTTCATTCATGGTTCGAGTATAGCAGGTTGGTTGTTGGATTGCAATGTGGATAACTTTAACTTTTTGTATTCTGTGATTTTGTCGAGAAACCATTGTTTAGGATAGACTTTTCCTTTTAGAGTTTCGTTATATTCTTCGAGAGCGTTTACTGCGTCTATGCCAACTTCTTTTATTAGATTTCGTCTAAACTGTAAAGTGTTTCCTGATTTGTTTATGTTGCAATTGTAACATTGTATTCTTAAATTGTCCAGACTATAGCGGGTCGGCACCGAACAAAGAGAGCTTGCTATATAATGTCCTAATTGTCTGTTTGAGCCGGTAAGATTTTGTCTACCACAGGTATAACAAGTTGTTTCGTTTTTGATTTGGCGGCAGATTTGCCACAACTTAGCCTTTAATTTCGTTATCTCGCCCTTTTTCCTGCGTTTCTTGGGCTTTATACGCCCCGTGGTGCGTTTAATTCCCCTTGGCTTGAGTTTTCCCTTAGACCGCAACATAACTGACCCTTACGGTGTTATCGGATAAACGCTCTACCACCTGCTTTACTTTTCTGTGTTCTTGTTTTATTTTGTAGTGCGCGTGGCCGTTCGGATATTCAACATCCAGTATGGCGTGTTCTCCTTCGGCCAGCTCTTGCAGTCTTCTTGAGATTGCTTTTGGTGAGGCCAGAGTACCGTTTTTGTTGGCAAAGCTCATTCTTTGGAGTTGCGCCGCCGGAAAGAATGTTGGATTTTCTTTTAAGAAATCTACTATTCGGTTTTCGGCGGATTTTTTCATTTCCTTTTATTGTGTGCGTCGGTGAGTAGTCGGAGAGTTGCGCATACATCGCCAAGGTTTGGGTGAGGACACGCACAACAACCAGCACAATCAGTTTTCAGCTCTATCTTCTTCGGCTGGTCAGCTATCTCTTTCGTCAGCGCACAATTATCCTCGTGATAAGTCGGTTGGCCGCAGGTGCACTTCTCCTCTACAGGTTCAACTTCAAGCTCTACGAAGTCTGGCAAGTCATCGGGTTGGTGTGCGTACCAAGCCTTTTTGTACTCCTCTTTGCTGATTTTAACTTTCATATCTATTTAGTGGGGGGGTAAAGTTTAGCTCTTTTATTTTACCCGACAAATATTCTTCGTCTAATGAGAGAACCTTGCGGCAAGTTTCAGCGTCAGTTTCTCCCGTGTGGTAAGTGTAGCCGAGAGCTTTGGAGATACGGGCATATAAATGCCCACGCTTGATTTTTCCTGTCTTCCAAAGTGGGTCTATTTTGGAGTGAACTTTTTTGCGGAGATTACGAAGCTCTTTGCCGACCATTGTGCCGAGTGGTTGACGGGTGTTGTTATGCACTCCCACCATATAGTCGCACTCACGGCAGTAATAGCACATCCAAGATTTACCATATCGCCGCCCGTATACCTGCTCGTTGGGTATCCATTCAGCAGGTTTCTCGCAAGACGGACAAATTACTTCGTATTCTTCTTTCATATCTTTACTTATTATTTATTTGGGGCGGGGTCGGTAATACTTCCCGTTTCGTCAACCAAGCGCAATTCAAGTCGGAAACTATCAACATCTAATTCTCCGCGCACATATTTCTCAAAAGCTAAACGCTTTTTCTCTAACTGCCACTGATGGTGTGATATTTCTTCCATATTTATTTAGTGGGGGGATTTAAAAGCTCAGGGTTCTCATAAATGTTGCCGATGATTTTTTTACTTTCATATTTAACACTAAAATGGGTATCTGGTTTCATCGAAGAAAGCCATCTATAGTAACGCCCCTTAAAGTCACTACAGACAAAACTGGCAGAAATGTCATCCCAGTTTATGACAAAAGAGGAGTAAGCGTTATCACAACACTTTTCTGTGAACTTTACAACATCCCCCTCGTATATCTCCTTCCCGCTCTTGTCTTTGAGGCCGGTGTATTGCATCAACTCAACGTCGTCTTTTTTTCGTTGTTCGAGGTGACCGCCGTCTTCGTCCATGACAGGCACAGAAATCCAAGTCTGATTGAAGTCCACCAACGGATACATTTGCCGTTCATTTTTATCCCACACCCTGAATTTAATTTCTCTTTTCATATCCTTACTTATTATTTATTTGGGGCGGGATTGGATAAGGGGTAGAGCAAGTCTTCCTGCAAGTTCTTGTAAGACTGCGCTTGTGGTACAAATCATTGTTTCCTTATTCTTTTCGGGCAAATCTTTAAAGGCAACGCGGGTCTTTTCTTGTGTACTCCACCCTTTCATTTTGGCGAAACTCTCATAGAAGTCGTGAAACCACTCGGCAATTTCGGCAGGTGGTAAGTCCCGCAACTCAAACACAACCTCACGCCTAATCCTAACCTCTTCAGCAGATAAATTGTTTTTAACCTTTTCCATATCTATTTATTAGCGTGTAATGCGAGCCAAAGTTTTGCGATAACTTCTTCAAGCGTGTCAAAAATATCGGTGCTCTTTTTAGGAGATAGCCAGTTATCCTTCTCGTGATAGTCTGCGAACCACTGACCATTAGCGGTTCGATACAAGGCAAACAATTTTCCTTCACACGCCTCTATGAGTTCGGAGATGGTGGGGGCAGCGACATAACCAGTTGCAACCATCTTCTCAAATGTCTTTGATGTGCCGCCCTGCCATTTGATTTTACCCTTGTGCCACCAAAATTGAGACTTTTGCGGAAACCCCGCCTCCTTCAATTGTTTTGCTAGTTCGTATTCCATATTTATTCTGTTGGGGGGACGGGAAATTCAACCCACGGAATTTCTTTGTGACCAGTAAACTCTTTGTGCCACTTATCATCTTTCATACTGGGAATTCGCCAATGGTAGTAAACATCCTCACCCTCTTTGGTGTAATACTCTTCAATTTCCCGCATCGACCACAAATGTTTTGATTCTTTATTCATATAGGGGTTAGGGTAGTTTGTAAGTTATGGTGCAAGGGACAACCGTCTCTGCTTTTTCGTTTGCGATTTTCCATACTTTTGGCTTCGTTCTTTGAATAAAAATCATTGGATAATAGTTGTGGTGTGCAATTCCTCCCTTATCATTTCTTCCCCCAAGGACGAGCCACGCTTTAATTGTTTTTTCTTTATTCATATATTAGTTAGTTAAAATGTGTACTAGCATTTTGACAGCAACAATGAATGAGATGGAACAGAGAATTATAGAACTAACTGCGTAGGCAAACTCTTTCTTCATATTAGTATCTTAGTTTAATAATTCTTGCCAAAACTTTTCCGTATTCCCGCCAGTGAGGATGAGGTCGTAGAAGTGGTGGGCTTTTTCTTTCCACTCTTCTTTTTTTGAACAATTACAATCTTCATCTTGTTTTTCGTATAGAGCACACTTTATGTAATGTCCGTCAAACCCTGTCCACGGAAACAACGCTTGCCAGAAGGAGAGGTCGAGGGCGACTACACAGAAATGTTCTCGTGTCCAATACTCTTCGTCATTTGGCAAATAAGAAGAGTTCCACCCACCACTAACCGCTTTTTTTATTGCAGATTTAGGAATCATATTATCTTAGAGGGGGATTTGGGTGCGGGTAATTGTCTTTTGATGCGTTCGAGAACTTCGTAAGCAGGATAGCGGTTGCCTCGTTCTATGTCGGACAGATACGCCGGACTTATTTTTACTCTTTCTGCAAATTTTCTAAGAGATATGCTTTTGGCGCGGCGCTCTTTACGGATACACTCGCCAACTACTACTTGAGCGAGTTCAGCCTCGTTTTGGGCATCATCTACCAAAGCACACTTAAAATCTAAGTTATCTAGTGCATCTTTAAGATTCATGTCCTTATGTTAGCATACCCACGCTTACAGTCAAATCTACTTATCCCCACCCCCTTATTCTCCTTTAGGGGGGTTAGAAGAGGGGTGTTGGTGTTCTTGCAAGTCTCTCTTCACTCATTTTTACATAAACAGGCGAAATTTCTATGCCTAGATAGTTTCTGCCGAGTTTTTTAGCTACTACTCCGGTGGTGGCCGCGCCAGAGAATGGGTCAAGGATTAAACTGCCCTTCGGTGAGCCAGCAAGCACCATCGGCTCAACAAGTGCTTCTGGGAAGGTGGCGAAGTGGGCTTCGGAGTAGCCGTGTGTATTTACTGTCCAAACAGTACGCTTATTTTTCATTCCATCTTCGCGGTATGCACCACCCTTGTCTATTGCGTATTCACCCGTTACTGTTTTTCCTCCCCGTGTCGGGCCATTTTCAAACCTTGAGTCTGATTCTGCCCAAATACTTTTTTCTAACTGTTGCTCAAAAAAATACTTCTTGCTTTTCACGAAAAAGAACACATCCTCGTAGTCTACCGTAAACCTATCCTCTACCGAACTGGGCATACAATTAGGTTTGTGCCAGATTAAACGATTACGCAAAATCCAACCCCTATCCGTCATAGCTATTGCAAACCGTGAGGGGACTTGGCATAAAGACTTTTCCTGTATTACCGCTTTTTTGTGTAATCGGGTAGTGGTGTCTTTGAGATACTGCGAAACTTTGTTGTCGGTCTTACCCTCTTTGTTACCGGAGTAGGTGTCGCCGAGATTGACCCAGCAAGTTCCTTCTTTTTTCAGCACCCGTTTCACTTCGTCAAAAATCGCCACCAGTTTCTCAATATACTCATTGAAATGAGGTTCTAGTCCGAGCTGTCCGTCTACGCCGTAATCCCTAAGCCCCCAATACGGCGGGGAAGTGATAACGCAATCCACACTTTCACTTTCAAGGGTTTTAAGAACCTCTAAGCTATCGCCACAAATAATTCTTTCACTCATATATCTTTTCTCTTAGTTAAGTGGGGGTATAATTCGTTTCATTTCTCCGCCTCTTTCCTCGTTGCCTTTTGGTTTTTCTAATTCCGGTATCGGTATGTTTTTTCCTATGAGGTCGGTCTTGTTGTGGGCTTTTAGATACTCCACGCGCTCTTTTACTTTTGATTAGTGCTTTTGGTGGAGGCGGTCAATTCCTTTTTGCTCAACTTCTGCGTAGTCGTCCGCTCCGAGTTTGTATCCCCGTGTCCAACCCATCGCGGCGTTTATGTCGGGTTGTATCATAATTCCGCCACGACTAAAGTCTGCCGAACCTTGCCTGAACGCAGCTCGCGCCAAACTCATGTGAGCATAGATCGCCTTTTCAAGCTCATCACCCTCAATGGGAATATAGTTCTCCGGCTCAAACCCATACACAATTTTATAGTAAGTATTTACCATATAACTTGTTGATTTTTAACATTAGTTTTTAATCCCTTTCTTCGCTCGTTTCCGTATATTGTTATTGCGGCGAGTTTATCCTCCATTTGAGAGGGGGTGGTGGCTTTCGGGCAAAACCTTTCCTCCAACACACCCATGTAGCCCTTCATAAATTCCGACCACCACGAAAGGGGGTGGAGTTTCAGCAACCGCTCGGCGGAGGCGCGTTGGGGTGGCCGGCCGTACAACCTCCCGATAGAAGGGTTTATCTCTTTGAAGAGGTGTATAAACCGAGCCACTTCGTCGTCCGCGCTCTGCGCGGTGGTCTGTTTCTTCTCATTCTTATCCTTCTTTACATTCTTGTTTGTGTCCGCTTGCTGTCCGCTTGCTGTCCGCTTGCTGTCCGAAGTGCTGTCCGCTTTTTGGTAGGTGTCCCATTTAACTATTGTAATTAAACGGTATTTTGTCGTTTTCTGTTGTTCAATTTGATGTTCACTTTCAAGCACTTTGAGTATGCGCTCAATAGTTGTCTCTGGTATGCCTGTACCCTCCGCAAGTAGCTTGCGTCCCGTGAGCAGTTGTCCCTCTTTAATATGTATTATTTGGCCGTTGGTCATATACTCCGTTCGTTTGTGGTTGGCGCACAAAAGCAAGTGAACCCATAGGTGTATATATTGCGACTGCCTATAGTACCCCTTAAGTTGGAGCTGTCTATG